CCAGTGAACCGGCCGTGGCCGACGGCACTGCGGCATCTGACCGTGGAGGACGATGGGTTGATGCACGATTGGGTGGGCCGCGTGTGGTTGAATCCGCCATACGGAGACGAAACGGGCGTGTGGTTGCGCCGCCTGGCTGAGCATGGCAACGGCGTGGCGCTGGTGTTTGCCAGGACGGAAACGGCCTGGTTCTTTGACGCGGTGTGGGAGCGCGCGGACGCCGTGTTCTTCTTTCGCGGGAGAGTGGCGTTCTATCACGTGACAGGGAAACAGGGCGACGCGGCAGGGGCCCCGAGTGTGTTGGTGGCCTATGGTGCGGAAAACGTGCGACGGGTGAAGCAGAGCGGAATAGATGGGTGGACTGTGGAACTGCGACGGGAAAGAGATGGGGATGGGGGAGAAGATGGGCTTGCTCGCTGCGCTCGCGGCGCTGAAACCGGGGGGACTGCATTGACCGGGGTGACGGGGTGAGGGGGAGAAGACGATGGGGACGGTGAAACAGACGGAGCACCCGCTGATTCCGAAGGTGGGGATTGGGGCGGTGCGGAGATGGGCGGAAGAAAAGAAGTGCACGGCGGAACAGGCGCTGGCCACGCTGGTGAATATGCGGGAAACGGCGCTGGCCGCGGAGAAGAACGAGCCGTATGAGTTTATGATGGAGCCGCCAATCTGGAACCTCGTGCGGGCACTCCTGGGGATGCGGCTGAGGAAGACGAACGATCTGAAACGGGCCATGGAACGGACGGGCCTGGACGAAGAAGGTATGGCGGAGGCCCTGCGGCAGGCGTGCGAAATGACACACCCGGCCATGACCGTGCTGCTGCTGGGCGGGAACCGATGCGGGAAGACGACGCTGGAAATGCGGCTTTTCATGGAGACGCTGCGGGAACAGGAACGGGCAATCGCGTGGGCGTTCCATAGCAACGCGGACCAGAGCCAGACGTTCCACCAGCCGCTTTGCCACGCGATGTTGCAGAAGCATCTGCGGGAACGGGATTGGAAGACGAAAGACACGTATGTTGCGTTCAAGCACAAGGGGGGATTCTCGGAGGGGTCGTTTGTGCTGCCGAATCTGAGCCGGGGGGTGTTCAAGAGCTATGAGATGGACCGGAACCGGGCGATCGAGGGAGGCAATATCTTGTATGCGGCGTGCGACGAACTGGTGCCAAGCGACTGGGTGGCGACGCTGGAGTTGAGGTTGGCAGAGAAGAACGGACACATGGTGGTGGGGTTTACGCCGCTGGAGGGGTATTCGGAAACGGTGCGGATGTTTCTGGATGGGGCGCGGTGGGTGCGGACAACAGAGGCGCGGTTGCTGCCGCTGGATGGGAAGGACCCGGACGTTGCCGGACAACTGGGACTGACGGACGAGGAACTGGCGGCGTATGAGGCGTGGGTGAACAACCCGAAGAAGGCGCCGTATCCGCAGGTGTTCTGCCGGACAACGGATGTGTATGGGTGGGTGGAGCGGAGAGCAGAGAGCAGAGAGCATGGAGCGGGGGGCGGGGAGCGGCGGAGGTTTCGGCGGGTGCCGGTGGTGGCGAAGGCGGTGGACGCGGACGAGCGGCGGGTGGTGGTGTGGATCCATTCGCAGGAGAATGCGTTCGGGAACCCGTTGAGCGTGTGGAAGACGATCGCGCACATGGACGAGGAGAACAAGGCGAGACGGTTCTATGGGTTGGCGACAAAGAGCTACAGCACACTGGCGGCGAAGTTCAACCGGGCAGTGCACGTGCTGCCGGACGAGGCCATGCCCAAGGAGGGGACGGACTATCTGGTGATTGATCCGGCAGGGGCCCGGAACTGGGCCATGGCCTGGGTGCGGGCGACAAGGGATGGGCTGTATTGGATCGAGGAGTGGCCAAGCCAGGTGAATGAAGTGCCGGAACTGGGCGTGCTGGGAGCCTGGGCCGTGCCGGATGGGAAACGGAAGGACGGCCGGCCGGGCCCGGCGCAGAAAGGGATTGGCTGGGGGATCCTGGCCTATAAGCGGGAAGTGGCACGGATCGAGGGGTGGGCGTGCTATCGGGCGGAGGATGGCCTGGAGGCGGTGAGAGCGTGGAAGAGGGAGCATAGCGCGGAGGACGGAGGACGGAGGGCGGAGGACGGAGGACGGAGGGCGGAGGACGGAGGACGGAGGGCGGAGGACGGAGGACGGAGGGCGGAGGACGGAGGGCGGAGGGCGGAGGACGGAGGACGGAGGACGGAGGGCGGGGAGCGGGGGGGGAGGATTCGGGTGTTTCGGGAGTTTGTGGACGCGCGGTATGCGGCGATTCCGAGCCAGGGGGAAACGGGGTTGCGCACACTCCTGGACGAACTGCACGAGGCGAATTGGCTGATCGAGGCGGCAAGCACCTCGGGGGCCGTGGACGGGCGGAACGCGATTTCGGAGGGGACGCAGTTGGTGAATGGGGCGCTGGACTATGACACGAGCCAGCCAGTGGGATTCGGGAACCGGCCGGGGATGTTCTTTTCGGACCGATGCAAGAACCTGATCTATGCGATGGAGAACCACACGGGCGAGGACGGGCAGAAGGGGGCGACAAAGGACTTCTTTGACCTGGTGCGCATGGCGCTATTGACCACGGTGCCGTATGTGGGGGACGGGGAGGCAGGGGTGCGGTGCGTGGGGGGCGGGAGTTACTGACGGAGGGCGGAGGGCGGAGGACAGAGGACGGAGGGCGGAGGACAGAGGACGGAGGGCGGAGGGCGCGCGGGGGGAAATGACAGGGGGGGAGGTTGAAACGCATGCGAGCGACGTGGGAAGGTGTGGCGCGGGGAGAAAGCTCTATGGCGGTTTTCGTGCGGCGACGCGACTTTCTGGCGTGCGGGCTGACGCGGTGGCAATACGCCAAACTCCTGGATTGCGGCGCGTTGCAGCCGCTACGGCAGACGGCAGGCATCGGGACAAGGAAGCACCTGTTTACGGCGGAACAACTGGAGAACATCTTACGCCGGTGGAGGGTTGCGTGAAGGAATTGGCATGGATCCGCAAGGCGAAGAGCACGTTGCCCATCGGGGAAGACATGCTGAACCGTATCGGCGCGGAGATCGCGGCGGTGAACTCGGACTTCGGGACCGGAGTGCGCGCGGCACGGACGACCGCAGAGAATACGCGGTTCTGCAAGTGGGACGGCCAGAGCGCGGACGGGAAGAAGCACAAGACGGCGTTGAACAAGGACCCGTTCCCGTTCGATGGGGCGAGCGACCAGCGCGTTCCGGTGGTGGACATGGTGGTGGAGGAGAAGGTTGCGTTGGCGGTGATGGCCTCGATGACCGCGTTTATGGTGCCGCAAGTGCGGATGATGGGGATCGAGGACGCGGCAAGCGCCGCGGCGCTGGAACGGGTGCTGCGGTATGAAGTGACGAACCGCATGGGGTTGGAACTCTTCTCGGAGAGCACGCGGCTGGCGAATTTCGTGTATGGGGACAACCCGGGGCTGGGCGTGCTGAAGGTCTGGTGGAAGCGCGAGCGCGGGGTGGTGCTGGAGACGTGGACCCTGGAGGAAGCGGCCAAGCAACTGGACGCGCTGGCGGAAGGGGCGGTGCATCCGGACACGGGCGAGACGGCGGGACAATTCTTTCTGCGCGCCCTGGCAACGGAAAGTCTGCACGAAGAGGCGGCCGAACTGATGCGGCTATTGGCGCCCGAGGAGGCGGGGGATGCGGACTTTGTGACGTGGGTGCGCGAGGCGCAGAAGACAGGGAAACTCTCGTTCCCGACGACCTACCTGCGAAGCAACCGCGTGGCGATCCGGGCGCTGCGGCCATTCGAAGACGTGTGGTATCGGACGCACGCGCGCTCGGGCGAAGACGTGGAGATGTGGTTCGAGCGGGAATGGCTGACCGCGGTCCAGGTGAAGGCGGAGGCGCAAGAGGAAGATTGGAGCGAAGACTTTGTGACGGCGCTCTGCGGGGATGGGAAGGAGAAGAAGGGGCGGGTGGGGGCATCGCTCTTCTCCGAAGTGGAGGCGCCGCAGGCGGGGTATTTCGCGGACACGTATCGCGGATCGGCGATCGAGCAGCATGCGGACGAGTATGAGATTGTGCGGGTGCATTTCTCGGCGTGCGACCGATCCGGCGTGCGGGGCTGGTATTGGACGACCGTTGCGGCCGGGGTGAAGATCGCGGCGCACGACGCGCGGTTGCAGGACTACAAGCACGGGGAGAGCGTGTTCCTGCCGTTTCAGGCGGAGTTTCTGCGCGGCAACATGCTGGACAGCCGGGGCGAAAGCCAGCGGCTGGGGAGCATGCAGTGGGCGCTGAAGCAGGAAGTGGACATGCACAACGACCGGACGACACTGACCACGGTGCCGCCGGTGATCGGGCCGTTTGCGCGGGCCGGGCAGAAGTTTACGTTGCAGCCGGGCGGGTATCTGCCGGAACTGCGGTCGGGCGAGTTGCGGTGGATGCCTTCTCCGGACGGGCAAGGCGTGCGCGACAACGAGACGCACCAGGCGCTCTTGTGGCGGATCACGAACGAGTATTCCGGGCGGAGCGCGGAAGGCGTGCCGCCGGACGCGGTGCAGTTGCGGCGGCAGTTTCTGGTGCTGGGTTGGCTGGCGCAGTGGGCGCGGGTGCAGAAGCGCATGGCGCAACTGATCTGCCAGTATCGGACGGACGAAGAGATCGTGCGGATTCTGGGCGGGACGGAGAATCCGTTGCCGAAGACCCTTGCGGAGATCCATGGGCTTTATGACACGACGCTGTGGATTGACCCGCGCGATCTGACGGACACGGAGCATTTGACCAAGGTTACCGAGACCGTGCTGAACGGCGTGGTGCAACTCGACAAGGACGGGCAGATTGACACGGGGCCCATTGCCGTTGCGATTCTGAGCCGGCTGGATCCGCGGCTGGCGGCGCTGACGGCGCAGCCGCCGCAGCAAGCCCTGGCGCGGCAAGAGGAAGAGGAGCGGCAGACGATTACGGCGATCGCGGCCGGGTTGGAGCCGCGGTTGCTGGAAGGCGTGAACGTGAACTATCTCGCGAAGATCGGGGTGTTGCGCTCGTGGGAAGCGCAGAACCAGGCGGATATCGCGCAGTGGAGCGAGGAGAAGAAGGCGCAACTGGAGAAGCACAAGAAGAACCTGCTCTTCGGCTTGCAGCAGCAGGAGAACGCGCAGACGGGGCGGACCGGGGTGGAGCGCAAGGGATGAAGGGGGGACGCGCGAAAGCGTGGACCGCGGCGCTTGCAGCGTGCGGCATGGCGCTGGCGCTGGCGCCGGCGGCGCGCGGCGAGACGAACCGGCCGCCGAGCACGTTGCTGACGAACTACTGGGTGAGCGCGTGGGAGGGGAGCGTGAGCAACGCGATTGTGCCCAGGGCGAGCGTGACGAATGGGGCATTCTCGATGTGGATTGTGGCGACCAACGGGGCGTGGATGACGCTGACGAACAACGCGAACACGGCGGACCTGTATTGGGAATGGGATGGGGACCGGGCCGTGAAGCCGCGCGGAAGGAAGGCAGGACCATGAAGAGCGGATTGCTGGCGTGCGCATTGTGGGCATGCGGGGTTGCGGCGTGGGCCGCGACGCCGCGGGTGGAACCGCGGGCTGACGGAGAGGGCGGACTGGGCTCGAGCACGTGCCGGTGGGGGGAAGCGCACGCGAAGACCGTGACGGCGACGCGGGTGGTGGGGATGGCGTCCGGCGCGGATGTGGCGGCGTTGGCGACGAACGCGAACTACGCGGCGGTTGCGGGGATTGCGAGCAACGCGAACTACGCGGCGGTGGCGGGGATTGCGAGCAATGGGCCGGCGGGGACGGCGTTTGTGGCGAATGGCGGGATTAGTGTGACGGATGTGAGTGGGTCTCGACGAATGGTGTTTGGAACCGGGTTGAACGTTACGAACATTGCGTCGGCATCGTTTGGTGCAAGCCAAAACGGGCGCAACGATGGAACCATGACGATAGGATCGCCGAGTTACGGAGCACATCAGAACGGACGTAATATCGGAACCATGACGATTGGGGGGTATGCCGACGGTGCGCAGCAGCACGGGTACAACATCGGAACCATGACGATTGAAACAGGTGGCTGTGCGGCGATGCAAAGTGGGAATAACACCGGCACCATGACCATAGAAACATATTCCCCAGGTGCGCAGCAGCACGGGTACAACGGCGGAACCATGACGATTGGATCAATGAGTGACGGTGCGCAGCAGCACGGGTACAACGGCGGAACCATGACGATTGGACCCAGCGCCAAAGCTGCGATGCAGATTGGATCTATTGCGTCAGGTGGAGCCGCAACCAATAACGCCGCCGGAGCCATCCAGTTACTCTTTTTGTTGAATGGACAAGTTGCAAATACAACGTCTGCGGGTGCAGGGTCTCTTATGCTCGGTGCCGGAATCGCCAGCAACAAGTATGCGATTGTCGCGGGGAACGGGGCTCAATCGCATGGAGAGGGAAGCATTACGGCGGGCGGCGGAATATGGGGAGAGGGGACAAACGTTTTCAATGCGAACAGAGGCTATACGCGGGTTGCGGGGACCAATCTGTTTCTCGGTTCCACGACGAACGAAGACACGCGGGCGGCGTCGCAGAAGATGGTGTGGGACTATGCGGTACCGCTGACCCGGCAACTGACGATCAACACCACAACATACGATCTGAGTGCGGATCGGACGTGGGCGATTTCAAACCTGGACTGGGCTACGGAAGCGGGGTATGCGAACACTTCTGACTATGCGCTTGTGAGCGGGTATGCGGACGTGGCGGGTCTGGCAACGAATGCCTTGACTGCGGTGTATGCGCTGACGGCGAATTCGGCGAACACTGCCAACTGGGCGGCATGGGCACAGTTCGCCTCGAATGCGATTTTGGCAAACTTTGCCGACTGGGCAGAAGACTCCACGAATGCGCTTTGGGCGGCTTGGGCGGCAAACGCGACGAGTGCGCTTTGGGCGGCCTGGGCGTCGGACGCGACGAATGCGCTGCGAGCCGACTGGGCGGCGTGGGCGGCGAATGCGACGAATGCGTTGTCGGCGAACTCGGCGGCATGGGCGGGTTGGGCGACGAATGCGTTGCTGGCCGATTCAGCCTCGTGGGCGGCATGGGCGGCGAACGCTTCAAACGCGCTGCGAGCGGATTGGGCGGCCTGGGCAGCGAACGCGACGAGTTCGGTCTATGCCACATGGGCAGCGAACGCTACGAACGCACTGCAATCTCAGTGGACGTACTGGTCGGCGAACGCCTCGAATGCACTGCGAGCGGATTGGGCGACGTGGGCGGAGAACGCATCGAATGCGCTGTCAGCCATTTGGGCTACAAACGCGGGGAGTGCGGTGGCGGCAAGTTGGGCGGAATGGGCGGCGTACGCGACGAATGCGATTTTCGCCACGTATTCGTTCAACGCAACGAACGCCATGTTTGCCGACTGGGTGGCGTGGGCGGCGAATGCGACGAATGCGTTGCGGGCAGATTGGTCTGCGTGGGCGTCCGACTCGACGAGTGCAGTATGGGCGGCGTGGGCGGCAAACGCCAGCAATGCACTGTGGGCGGACACGGCAACCTATGCGTCTTATGCTGTAATAGCGACTGACCCCACGGCCCGCGAAGTCGCCAGCAACGCGCAGGAAACGGCCGATCTCGCCGGGGCGTATCTGGCGACGGTGATCCGG